ACTGTTTTTTTATACACTGGCGAATCACTCTTAAAAATATGTAAAAAAGGCGTAAAAGCAAAATTTTACGCTACTACATCACAATGAATTAAAAGTATTTTTATTCTAATTACCCCATATCTGTAAAACGACCGTCACCAATATTTGCCATTCATCACTCTAGCGGGAACAATACGACACAATAAGACACCAAATGACTCTTTGAGAAATGACGGAGGCAATAGTGTTAAGCGCTGATCGCTTTATACGTGAAAAAGAATGTCAGCAACTTACAGGCCTGAGCCGCTCATGTCGGTATCGCCTGGAGAAGACTGGACAATTCCCATCACGGCGTAAACTCGGCGGTCGTTCCGTTGGCTGGTCTTTATCCGAAGTTCTGGCATGGAAGGACAGCCGCGAGGCAGTTCACTAATCAGGCTGGCGGCGCACCGCCGCCACCCATCCACTAACACAGAGATCTAACCATGAATACTGGATATACGCCCGAACAGGGGCGGGGCTTCGTTCGTCCTGGTGAAACTAAAAAGCCATGTTATCGGGTATTTTCAGGCATAAAAAAAGCGGCCCCGATAAGGAACCGCCTTTCTGAACAATTAACCTGCTGCGAAAAAAATGGATCAGTGCAGGGGAATTATATCAACCGTGTGGTGAAGCGCCACTATTGCCGGATAACAGGCAAAACAAAGGCGACCGCAAAAGGGTCGCCAGTGGGAACAAGGGAAAACAAAAGCATCACCAACAATGCCACATTTGCGGCTGGTGGGCAATGCAATCAGTCTGGTTCAGTTCGTTGCCATACCTGCAATGAGCGCTTTTCCCTGTACTCTTTAAGGAATTGCTCAAGGGCAAAAGCACATGGCGCGAATCTTTCTGATTCATGCTCTATCTTTCTGCGCCGTCTTTTCCGTGTCGGTGATAATGTTTTGGTCAATTCTTTATCGGTCATTGTGTTGTCCTGCATAGCAATGCGCCGTAATACCTTACACCACGGCGCTGGTGATGGTTACTCCTGCTCTTTGGCCTTGCGGCGCTGGCGGCGTTTGATCTCACCTTTAACGGCAGTAACTATAAATTGCGCCTTGCTTTCACCTTCATCTAAATTTTTTTCTAAGTCTGCAACAACATCATGCGGGAATCTGGCATTTAACTGTTGCGACTTATTATTTGTTGAACCTGTTGCCATTACTGAATCCTCTCTAAGTTGGTGCGATTCAGTATACACAAAAAAAATTTCAGAGAAAGGCTTGAAGTGCGATTCACTTATTGATAGGTTAAAACCGAATGGTGCGATGCACCAAACAACAACGCCCCGCAGTGGTGGCACACATGCAGGGCGTCTAACCACCAACGATAGAAAGCGTATCGAGGCAGCTATGAGAAATTATACCAGACACCCGCAAGGGCGGGACTCGTACAACCTGAATAAATACATCTGGCGTTTTATCGCCCTGAGCACGGCACAACCGCGCGTGATTACCATTGAGGCCACCAGCGAACAGGAAGCGCGTCAGCAATCTCCTGATGGCTGCGTGATGGTATTCGCCGCCCGTATTCGCCAGGGGGAAACCTATGCACAATAAAACCACACCGGACGCAGCCGCCGAAGCCATCAAAACGCTGATGCACGCGCTGATTGATATTTCTGTTATCGCAGACAAGGCGCATAAGCACGCCACCAGCGAAACAGAATATACCGGGGCTTTCGTTCCTCACTCACTGGCTCTTATGCAATTTAGTGCTGATATGGCGCTGAATGAGGCTAAAGCCATCCTGATTGCTGATTGTGAAAATGGGGGGGGGTTATGCGTGATGATCGTTTTAATTCCCTGAAACAGGAATTTTCCGGCGTTCCTGATGATGCGGCTGATGCGCTTTCGTCAATGCCAGAGCTTATTAGAGCGGCTTTTTTCTTACTTTCCACGAGAGAATATAAATCAACGGGGCTTGATGTACTGAATATCGCCGCCGATTATGCGGAATATGTGGCAGAGGCGCGTTATAGAAGAAAATTTCCTGAGGATGTAAGCCATGCGTGATATTTACCACGAAACAATAGACCGCGCATTTCTTGCACTTTCTCACAGTGAAAACATGCTGGAAATATTGCGCATATGGCTTGAAACACTTGGCGACAATGAACGCGACAAACAAAAATCAAGAATTGCCACGGCATTAATAACGCTTCTTGAGCCTGTAATAATGGAACTGCAAGAAATAGATCTATTGCACGACAGATATAAAGAACAGCACACCGGAGAATAAAAATAATGAAACTTAAATATTCTGGCTTAACTGCCAGTGGCAACACTCACCCTAAATTTACGCGCGGCGATATTTACCGCGACCAGTACGGCGGCACGGTAATGATTAAGGGCGTGGAAGAACGGCGCGTAACCTACCGCCGTGAAGGTTACGAATATGATTGCGTGATGCCTGTTTATCAGTTCCGGCGTGATTTTTCTCTGGTACAGACCGCGCCGCATAACGTGTCCACCAGCAACGCCAGGGCACGGGCAAACATCCAGAAGCTGAAAACCATGATTAACGGATTCAGGGGTAAAAAATGAAACTGGCACCGAACGTAAAACAGCAGTCACGCGGCATAAAACACAAAGAAACAGAAGTCATTATTTTTGCGGGTAGTGATGCCTGGTCACACGCAAAACAATGGCAGGAACATGACGCGCGTATGGCCGGAGATAATGAGCCTCCTGTGTGGCTTGGGGAGCAGCAGTTATCCGAACTGGATAAGCTGCAAATTGTGCCGGAAGGCAGAAAATCCGTGCGCATATTCAGGGCCGGATATCTTGCGCCAGTAATGATAAAGGCGATTGGTCAGAAGCTGGCGGCGGCAGGCGTACAGGATGCAAATTTTTATCCTGAGGGTATGCACGGCCAGGAGGTGCAGAACTGGCGCGAATATCTGGCCCGTGAGCGCCAGAATCTTTCTGATGGTCTGGTGATTCAGCTTCCTGTTAAGAAAAAAACAGAAGACAGCGCCGCACCACTGGCGCTTAACCAGATGGGAGCAAGCCAGCGCGGCGAAGTTCTCCTGGCACATTATGGCGGTGAACTGGCGATTCATGCCGACTCTGACACTGTTCACCATTACAACGGCGTTGTATGGGAGCCGATTCAGGATAAAGAGTTACAGCGTGCTATGGCGCAGATTTTCATTGATGCGGAGATCAGCTATTCGCAGAACGCCATTAAATCGGCGGTCGATACCATGAAGTTAAGTTTGCCTGTAATGGGGAATACAGCCCGTAACCTGATTGGATTCAGTAACGGGGTATTTGATACCAGAACAGGTAATTTTCGGGAGCATAACAAAAACGACTGGTTGTTAATTGCCAGTGAATTACCTTTCAGCCCACCAGCAGAGGGGGAAACGCTGGCAACACATGCGCCGAATTTCTGGAAGTGGTTACGCTGCTCGGTGGCAGAGAATGACCGCAAGACGGATCGCGTGCTGGCTGCATTATTCATGGTGCTGGCGAACCGGTACGACTGGCAGTTATTCATTGAGGTAACAGGTCCAGGGGGAAGTGGTAAAAGCGTGATGGCGGAGATTTGCACCATGCTGGCGGGTAAGGCCAACACAGTATCGGCAAGCATGAAGGCGCTGGAAGATGCAAGGGAACGCGCGTTAGTGGTTGGCTTTTCGCTGATTATCATGCCGGATATGACCCGCTACGCTGGTGATGGCGCAGGAATTAAGGCTATTACAGGCGGTGACAAGGTGGCAATCGACCCGAAGCATAAAGCCCCCTACTCAACACGCATTCAGGCGGTCGTGCTGGCGGTGAACAATAACGCCATGTCATTCAGTGACCGCAGCGGGGGGATCTCACGTCGTCGGGTGATATTCAATTTTTCGGAGGTTGTACCGGAGAACGAGCGCGACCCCATGCTGGCAGAAAAAATAGAAGGAGAGCTGGCGGTTGTGATTCGCCATCTGCTTACTCGTTTTTCTGACCAGGACGAAGCTAAACGCCTGCTGTATGAGCAGCAGAAATCAGAAGAAGCTCTGGTGATAAAACGCGAGGGCGATTCGCTGGTGGACTTCTGTGGCTATCTCATGTCGTCGGTAATGTGTGATGGTCTGTTAGTGGGTAATGCCGAAATTATTCCGTTCAGTCCGCGCAGGTATCTTTATCACGCCTATCTGGCATATATGAGGGCACACGGATTCGGTAAACCTGTAACACTGACGCGCTTCGGTAAAGATATGCCGGGGGCAATGGCGGAATATGGCAGGGAGTATATAAAACGGAAAACGAAGCACGGTTTGCGTTCAAATGTGACACTGACAGAGGATTCAGAAGACTGGATGCCATCATGTGCATCGGTCACAAATGACGACAGCAAAAATTAAACTTATGGAATAACTGTTCACCACTGTTCACCCTGTTATAAATATCTTTTATATCAGTACATTATAGGGTGAACAGTTATTTGTGAACTGTTCACCAAACTATTCACTGTTCACCTTTTTGATTATTTATTGAGCTTTAAGGGTGAACAGTGGTGAACAGTTGGTGAATAGTTTTTGTGAAACTGTTCACCCCTTAACATTATGAATAAAAAGGGAAAATCTCAAAAGGTGAACAGGTGAAGGGTTAAAATGCAAAAATTTTATTTTATTGCTGTGAGGTAAAGCCTGTGACAACGAAGCACGCAAAAAAACCACAATCTCACGCCCTTGATTTGACAGAACACTGGCTGAGGGTGGCGATAAAAATCATCGACCGCAACGCGGGAGAAGGGTACGCAAAAGCACATCCCGAACTGGTAAGCGCATTCATGACCACGGCAGCGGCAAACTTTGCCACGCTGACAGAACGGGAGATTGCCGAAGCGGAACAGGTGACAACCATCAACGTTAAAACCGGAGAGCAGACAGCATGACAGCACAGATAGCGGCTTACGGGCGGCTGGTGGCTGACCCGCAGTTAAAGACCACCAGCAAAGGGACACAAATGGCGATGGCGAGTATGGCGGTTCCCCTGCCGTGCAGCCAGGCAGATGACGGAACGGCGACGATGTGGTTATCTGTCCTGGCGTTTGGCAGACAGGCCGACGCACTGGCAAAACACCACAAAGGCGAACTGGTGAGCGTGGCGGGTAACATGCAGGTGAGCCAGTGGACAGGCCAGAACGGGGAAACGCGGCAGGGCTGGCAGGTTATTGCAGACAGCGTAATCAGTGCGCGAACGGCGCGACCGGGCGGCAAAAAAGGTCAACAGGGCCAGGCCACTGACGCACTGAACAGGGCAAAACAACAGACAAGCCAGCACGATGACCCGTACGGGGATAACATACCGTTTTAATTCACAACAGCGAACAGAGTAATTACAGGGGAAGGCATGACAACGCTGACCATTAACCGGAAGCCGAAAGGCATTTACGGCACGCCGCAGAAAACGACGCAGGCGGCGCAAGAGCAGGATAAAACCACATCGGCGCATAAAGTGATACCCGGCAATCAGAACGCACAGCAGAAGCCCACAGGGGCGACACCGTGGCAGCATATGACCAAAAGGCAGCGCAAAAACCGCCGACGCGTTAACCGCCTCACTGAGATGTGGCCTGACTTATTCAGCCATAAAGCACCGAAGCCGCTTAAGGTGGGGATATTCGACGACCTGATGCAGGATATCGCCGTCAGGGGGCTGGCATTCGGGCCGGGGGTATTACGTGCGACGCTGGCATCCTATGCGCAGTCTCCGCGCTATTACCGCGCCCTGATAGCTGGTGGCGCACGTTACGACCTGAAAGGCCAGCCATGTGGGGAAGTGACACCACAGGAACAGCAGGAGGCAGAAACACGGCTGATGGTGCTGAATGAGAAGCACAAGCGCCAGCGCCGGGCAGCAAAGGGGGATACATGCCAGTGACATTTGAAGAAGTTCAGCAACATAAAAAGCTTCATGGTTTTGATGATCTGGAAACCACGACAGCAAAAAAATATCGTCGGTTGCTTTCTTCCGATGCGTTATTTTTTGTGGATCATCATGATTTTCTGCGTAGCTCACTGACCGGGGAAATTTTCGCAACCAACCGTGAGCAGGTGGAAGCGATGATCGAATATTTGTGGAAAATAAGACGCAGAATGCGGGAGCCAGTGAAACAATAAAGCGATAAAGGCCCGGATTTTTTCCGGGCCTTTTTTCAGGTTTTGTAAATTATTTGTTCGTGGTTGTTCCAGGTTGTTCGGTGATTCTGGTTGATGTTTACATACTGATTTTTATGTATATGTTGGCGTGTGGCACTCAGACGTGAGCCGCCACAATGCCGCCTGACCCCCTGCGCGATGCCGGGTTGATCTGCGAGATGCCGAGAGTGTCGGGCGGCGCTCCCCCCGTGTTGGTTTCACGTCCTGAATCTTAACCAATGCGAGAAAACCTTCATGAAGAAATTAATCGAACTCCGCCAGCAAAAAACCGCCCTGAAAAACCAGATGCGATCCCTGCTGGAAAAAGCCGACAGTGAAAACCGCAGTCTAACCGATGACGAAGGCAAACAGTTTGATGAACTGCGTGCAAAAGCCGATTCCCTCGACACAGAAATTTCCCGCCTCGAGTCTGTGGCTGATGAAGAACGTAACCAGCCTGGTGTTCCCGTCGAAGATAAAATCACCAAAAATGAGCTACGCTCTTACATTCTGACCGGGGAAACCCGCAACCTGTCCGGCAGTGTTCCGGCTGATGGTGGTTATACGGTTATCCCGGAACTGAACAGAGAAATTATGCGTCAGCTTTCTGATGAGTCGGTGATGCGTAAAATCTGTACTGTTAAAACCATTCACAGTAATGAATTTAAGCAACTGGTTTCTGCCGGGGGTGCGGTCGTGGGACACGGCGAAGAAGGTGCGGCACGTAACCAGACGGCAACCCCAAAACTGAATGAAGTCAGTATCCGCCTGTATCCGATCTACGCTTACCCGAAAACCACTCAGGAAATTATCGATTTTTCCGAAGTCGATATTATGGGCTGGTTATCTTCTGAAATTGGCGACACTTTCGTTGATACCGAAGAAACGGATCTGGTTTCCGGTGATGGCGAGAAAAAAGCCAAAGGTTTCCTGACTTTCCCGCGCACTACGGATAATGACAAAACCCGTCCTTTCGGTACGCTCCAGACGAAAAAAGTGACTGGCAGTCTCAGCGCCGATATGCTGATTGACCTGAAATTTACGCTGCGCAATAAGTACCGCAAAAAAGCTGTATGGGTGATGAACTCAAATACAGCCGCCTCCGCACAAAAACTGAAAAATGCCACTGGTGATTACATCTGGCGCGATCGTTTACAGGCTGGTGATCCTGATTCTCTGCTGGGGCTTCCGGTTGAATATCTGGAATTTATGCCGGACGGTGTGATTGCAGTCGGTGACTTTAAGCGCGGTTATTTCATCGTTGACCATAAAACCGGTACGCGTACCCGTCCGGATTTCAGCGAGCCTGGATTCATTAACATCTATACCCAGAAATATCTGGGCGGTGGTGTGGTGGATTCGAACGCCATCAAGATTCTGGAAATTCAGGCTGGCAAGTAATGAGCAAAGGGGGCTTCGGCCTCCTTTTTCAGCTTTATGGAGTACACCGATGAAAAACACCGATTTTGAAATCCGTACATCTGAACTGACCGCCAGCGATAAAAAACTGGTGGGTTATGCCGTTCGCTGGAACAGCCTTTCAGAAATTATCTGGGACGAGTTTCGCGAACAGTTCACGCCGGGGGCTTTTGCTGACTATCTGGCGGCGGGTAATGATGTGCGCTGTCTGTATGAGCATGACTATACCCGACTGCTGGGGCGTACCAAATCCGGCTCACTGGTACTGACTGAGGATAACACCGGGCTACGTTTTGAACTGACACCGCCAAATACCCAGCTTGGAAAAGATGTGCTTACGCTGGTGGAACGTGGCGACATTACAGGGATGAGCTTTGGCTTTCGCGCATTATGCGAGGAGTGGAATATCGCGCAAAAACCGTATCTGCGTACTGTAACCGCCGCAGAACTCCGTGAAATCACGATAACATCGATGCCTGCTTATCCCGAATCCGGCGTGGAGATTGCCCACCGTTCGTTGTTTGCACAGTACCCTGAATTACGCCCGGCAGGAAATAATCGTCATCGCTGGGCTGAGCTGGCGGGGTTGTGATATGTGGTGGCCTTTTAGTCGTAAAAAAAGCGATCTGCGTAACCTGTCCATTGATGATTTTCTGGCGTTGTCTGGTGTACCAAATACCGGATCCGGAGAATATGTTTCTGCCGGGACGGCTGAATCATTGCCTGCTGTGATGAACGCGGTTTCTGTCATCGCTGAGGCGGTGGCCACGATGCCGTGTTACCTGTATCTGGTACGCAATGATAAGGGCAGAGAGGCGCGGGAATGGCTGGACAGTCACCCGGTAGATATTCTGCTGAATGAGCAGCCTAATTCGTGCCTGACACCTTACCAGTTTAAACGCACAATGATGCGTCACTGCCTGCTGAACGGTAACGCCTATGCGGTTATTGAGTGGGGGCGGGACGGGCAGCCAAAATCACTTCATCCTTATGCGCCGGGGTGTGTTGTACCGGAACGCACAGGCACACACAAATACCGCTATACCATCACCGAACCCTGTACAGGAACGGTGCGCACGTATTTACAGGAAGAAGTTCTGCATCTCCGCTATGCCTCGGATGATGGCTTTCTGGGGCGTTCCCCCGTCACGATTTGCCGTGAGGCGCTGGGGCTTGGCCTTGCTCAACAGCGTCACGGAGCCAGCATTATGAAAGATGGCATGATGGCGGCAGGGATTATCACGTCAGGTGAATGGCTGGACGGCGTGAAAGGTAAACAGGCATTAGACGCACTGGAACGCTACAAGGGGGCGAAAAATGCCGGAAAAACGCCAATCCTTGAAGGGGGCATGGATTACAGGCAGCTGGGGATGAGTAACCAGGATGCGGAATGGCTGGCCTCCCGTCGCTTCTCCATTGAAGACATCGCCAGGATGTTCAACGTGTCGCCGATTTTTCTTCAGGAATACAGCAACAGCACCTACAGCAATTTCAGTGAGGCGAGCCGCGCATTTCTGACCATGACAATGCGCCCGTGGCTGGCGAACTTCGAACAGCAAATCAAGGCCGCTTTGCTGGTGACTTCTCCCGTACCTGGTACCCGTTATCTGGTTGAGTTTGATTCAGCCGATTTACTGCGCGCCACACCCACCGAACGTTATGCCACGTATGAGAAAGGGATTAAGAGCGGGATCATGAATCCGAACGAAGCTCGCGAACGCGAGGGTATGCCGCCGCGTGAAGGTGGTGATGAGTTCAGCCAGGCATGGAAACAGACTGTGGAAATTAAAGGGAGAAAAGATGAGTGAAGCCAGAATTACACCTGATGAAGTCAGGGCACATCTTCGACTTGATGATGATTTATCCGGTGAAGGCGAACTTCTGAAAATGTATACCGATGCGGCGCTGGAAGCCTGCCAGAAGCATATCGGGAAACGTTTTGAAGACGGGCTGGAATTTACCCCGGCAATGCGTGTTGGTTGCCTGATGTACATCGCTTTCCTGTACGAGAACAGGGAAGCAGTTTCACCAGTGGAGCAGTCTGAACTGCCTATGGCTATTTCTGCGCTCTGGTCGGTTTATCGTGATGTGGGGGTGTACTGATGCCGTGGCAACCATTAAGGCGATGCACTGAGCCGGGCTGTAATAAGCGCGTGAAGTCCGGCAAGTGTGAAGAGCACAGACGGGCTGTATGGCGTGCAGAGGATGCCAGACGGGGACACCGCCGCGCGCGCGGGTATTCCCGACAGTGGGACAAATACCGCGCCCTGTACCTGAGCAAAAACCCGTTATGCGTGCGTTGTCTGGCTAAGGGGATTTATACGCCAGCTCTTGTGGTGGATCACATCATCCCCATCAATGGCGGCGGTGATGTTCTCTTCTGGCCTGAGTGGAACCACCAGGCATTGTGCCAGACGTGCCACAACCGTAAGACGACACGGGAAGATCCAGCCACGAAAGCGAACCGTAAGGCGGGCATGTATCGCGAGCAGGAAGAACGGGCTGCACACCGTAACGACTGGATGTATGGCGATGATGACTGAACAGGAGCAAACCAGGCTGATACGTGGACTGATAAGGCAGCGTGACTTATGGAAGACACAGGAGACAGGGCACAAAGCCAACAGGACAGGGCGCACAGAACGCACCACAGCGAAGCAATTAACCGACCGTGACCGCGAGGTCATGGAATGTTTTCGCAATCGCTGGTGAGGCCGTCAGAGGGGGTGGGGGTGGTTTTCAGGACGAAACCGTCCCTGCCGGACACCGACCGCCTCCTCAAATTTTTGTGCACGGGAATTTTTTTGAAAATAATTGGGCGAAAAAAGAACATGGCAAGACCACCAAAAGCCCCCGCTTACCTGGATGAAATCGCGGTCAGGCAGTGGAAGGAAAAATCGCGCCAGCTTTCCGGACGGGAAGACCTTACCCCCGCCGACTGGAGCAATCTGGAGCTGTATTGTGTTAACTACTCCATATACCGCAAAGCCGTCGAAGACCTTGCCACGCGCGGGTTCAGCATTGTTAACAGTCAGGGCAGCGAGAGCAGAAACCCCGCCCTGAGCGCAAAGGCTGACGCTGAAAGAATAATGATCAAAATGGCTTCTTTGCTGGGTTTTGACCCGGTAAGTCGCCGCAGAAATCCACCGGAAACAGAGGAAGAGGACGAGCTTGACCGCCTGGCATGAGTACGCAGAAGGCGTAAAAAACGGCAAAATTACGGCCTGTAAACGACTGAAACAGGCCGTTAAACGGTATTTTTCTGACCTTGAAAACCCCCTTTACACGTTCGATCCGGAGGTCGTGGAGCGGTTTATTGCCTTTTCCAGGGTGTGTCCGCACGTAAAAGGCGCAATGCGCGGTAGCCCCATTGAGCTGGAGCCGTGGCAGCAGTTCGCCTTTGCGTGCATCCTGGGCTTTAAGGTTAAGGCCACCGGACGGCGCAAATACACCAGCGCATTCATTGAAGTGCCGCGAAAAAATGCCAAATCCACGGTCGCCGCTATCCTGGCTAACTGGTTTCTGGTTATGGAAAACGGGCAGCAGGATATTTACACCGCCGCCGTGAGTCGTGATCAGGCGCGGATCGTGTTTGATGATGCGCGTCAGATGTGCCTTTTATCCCGACCGTTACGAAAGCGGGTAAATATTCAGGCACACAAGGTGATACACCCGAAAACCAACAGCCTGTTAAAGCCACTGGCAGCAAAAGCGGCAACCATTGAAGGTACAAACCCGAGTCTTGCCATTGTGGATGAATATCACCTGCACCCTGACAACGGGGTTTATTCCGCGCTTGAACTGGGAATGGGGGCGCGTCCGGAGGGGCTGTTATTTGCCATCACCACATCGGGGAGCAACGTTGTTTCAGCCTGTAAACAACACTATGACTATTGCTGCCAGATACTGGATGGTGAAGAGGTGAACGAATCCATGTTCGTGCTGATTTACGAGCTGGATGATGAAAGCGAGGTTGACGATCCGGCGATGTGGATAAAGGCGAATCCCAATATCGATGTTTCCGTCGATCGTGAAAAACTGGCCTCAACCATCCAGAAAGCGCGGGGTATTCCGTCGCAGTGGGTGGAAATGCTCACCAAGCGATTCAATATCTGGTGTCAGGGGGCTACGCCGTGGATGGGTAACGGTGCATGGACGGAGTGCGCCGGAACGTTCGCGGAGGCAGATTTATACGGTCAGGAGTGCTACGCGGGGCTGGACTTATCATCAACCAGCGATATTTCCAGCGTGTGCTATGCCTTTCCGGTCGGTAAAAAGATTATGCTGGTTTCCCGTCACTATCTGCCGGAATTTCAGCTACAGAACCCCGCCAATAAAAACCGCGCCATCTATCGCCAGTGGGTAAAGGCGGGCTGGATACGCACAACACCGGGTGACTGCATTGATTATGACCGTATCCGTGATGACATCATGGCGGATGCAGAGAATTTCAATATCAGGCTGGTGGGCTTCGATACATGGAACGCCACGCACCTGAGGACGCAGCTACAGGGGGCAGGATTTGAGGTGGAGCCGTTCCCGCAAACATACCTTCGTTTCAGTCCGGCGGCGAAATCGTTCGAAGTTTTTGTTAACCGGAAGGTGATTGTGCATCGTGGCGATCCGGTGCTGGCCTGGTCAATGAGTAATGTTGTGATGCAGAGTGACGCGAACGCCAATATCAAGCCGAACAAGAAAAAATCATCCAACAAGATAGACCCGAGCGTTGCGGCTCTGATGGCGTTTGGCACATTCCAGGCAGAACATGAGGAATTTGCATTTGATATAAGCGACAGCCACAAAGAGCGGCTTTCGGCGGTTGATGGGGGATGACGAGAATGAGCGAAACCGAACTACTAAAAATAATCCGTCGCGTTACCGGAATCAGCCAGGAAGCAGGCAAACAGGAGGCCACGCAGCCGGACAGCGTGATAGCCGAAAATTACGCGCGTGTGGTGGCTGAGGTGATGCGCCGTGACGGTATCGAGCTTAACGGCGTGGATATACGCAATATACGCACCAGAGTTCTGGAGTTGTTGTCATATCGTCGCCGCGTGGAGATGTACCAGGAGAAAGAAAAAATTACTTACCACTGGAAGAAGCCGGAGCGGTTACGACGTTAACTTGTGGTGACATACCGTGACGGAGAGTGACAACCAGTGACACACAGTGACAAAAAGACGGTATTTAAATAGAGTGGGTGTTTAATACCCCCCGTTTTTTTTCGTGTGGTGCATGGTCAAAATGACCACGGAGAAGATACGCACCGAAGCAGAACAATTACCGTAGGTTAAAGCGACAGTATTCACACCAGCAACCTGATTATCAATTTTCAGCCGTTCGGTGGCATCACTGGCCCCATTTTCCTGATGGGGTTGCGGGTTATTTGGGGGGGGATTTGCGGGTTATTTTGAATGTCTCGCGGGTTACGCTTTGGCTAATATTCAAACGCATCATTTTTTAACTCATTGATATTAAAGAATAAAAAACACTTAGCAAGCGAAGATAACCCGCTAACCCGCATAACCCGCACTGTTTTGTATATATATATATACGAAAAATTGCATTCAGGAGGTGGGATCGAAATCCCTACAACCCATTGCTTATGGGACTGCCCACCCCGTCAAATTTTTACACCCGCGAAAAATACTTCAAGCTGGTGGGCATGATGCCGATATGGGGATCCCCATGTCGACATTAACGCCCCTCATGAATTGGCGTGCTTCCCCCTGGAAAGATGACCCGCCTGTATATTTCTTGTGTCTATTTGTTCCACGTTGTTTCATACAGTGCACCGAACGGTGTAGTTACTGGTGTAGTCATTTTGCGATTTTTAAAGTTATCTAAGATATTATTTGCTATTTAAATTCAATTAGTTATGAGTATTTGATTATAAATAGCGGAT